ATCCTATTCCTTGGGAGATTAGTTGTATTACAGCTACTGAGAATGCGAAGATAAGAAAAAGTTGCATGACTACTGTTCCCGTACCGGGCAAGAGGGGGCAGTACACTCAGGAATTCAACCCACAACTTTACTTAGCTAAAGTATGCGTAAGAACTACAGTCTTCCCAAATCTGCAGGACACAGAGCTTCAGGACAGTTACGGAGTTATGAGTGCAGAGGAGCTTATAACTACAATGCTTACTCCCGGAGAGTTCGAGGACTACTCAACAAAGGTAATGCAGGTAAACGGATTTGATAGCGATACCGATTTGGTAGAAGAAGCAAAAAACTAATCAATGGCGGTGATCCTGAAGCTAATTACGCTTACTATTGTCTCCATAAATTTCACTGGGAACCCAGTAAGTTTGTGGAGATGACAGAAGAAGAAAAAGCCTTCATAGTCGCCGCCATTGACATTAAGGCTAAGAATGATAAAAAGAATGCTGACGAATTAAAGAGCAAACAAAGAAGATAGGAGGCTGATTAATGGCTACAATACAATCACAGTTGGTGCTGACTGACGGAATGTCAAGTGCATTAAGGCGAATTAACTCAGCCTTAATTACTTGCATTGATAGCTTTGAGCAAATGCAGTCGTCATCATCAAATCAAATAGATACCACAGTCCTACGAGATACTAGAGCAAGCTTAGATCTCCTTAACAGAGAACTTGATAATACGGTTGAAAGACAGGAGCAAGTAAGAGAAGCTTCTGAGCAGACAGGGAGTTCCATGGATATGCTAAAAGATAGCTTTTTGAAATTAGCAGCTGCAGCAGGGCTGGCATTCTCCGCAAAAGAACTTATGGAGCTTGGCGATACATATAATCAGACACAAGCAAGACTTAACTTAATTACAGGAGATTTGCAAAAGACTAAGGATTTGCAGGATGCAATTATGGAATCTGCAAACAAGTCGAGAGCTGCATATCAGGACACTGCAGACGCTGTGTCTAAGATGGGACTTATGGCAAAAGATGCCTTTAGTACAATAGATGCAAGTGGCCATAAAACTCTTAATACATCTGAGTTGGTGGCATTCTCAGAGCTTTTAAACAAGCAATTTGTAATTGCCGGAACATCCGCACAAGGAATGAGTGCAGCAATGACACAGCTTACTCAGGCCATGGCCTCGGGAGTATTGAGAGGTGATGAGCTTAACTCAATCTTTGAGCAGGCTCCTACAGTCATTGAAACGATAGCGGACCACTTGGGGGTTGAAATAGGGCAGATTAGGCAGTTGGCCCAAGAAGGAAAGATAACGGCTGACGTAGTAAAGAGCGCAATGTTGTCATCCGCAGATAAGATAAACGAGAAGTTTAACTCTATGCCTTATACGTACTCACAGGTGGCCACTATGATATCAAACATTACATTTGATGCGTTTGAACCACTCATACAGCTTATAGGAAGTGGAGCGCAATTTATAGTGGACAACTGGAGTACTATAGAGCCCATTCTTGCGGGAATTGCAATAGGTGCAACAACTGCTGCCGTTGCATGGGGGATTTATACCGCTGCTCAGTGGCTTGCAGTAGCATCTAATCAAGCAATGATTGTAAGTATGCTGTCTAATCCATTTTTATGGATTGCAATTGCAATAGGCGCGGTTGTTGCGGTTGCCTACAGATTCATTCAGTCAGTCGGTGGAATGAAGAATGCCTGGACACTTGCACAAATGACTATGAGCATTGGCGTTGTCGCACTAAGGCTTGCATTCTTTACAGGTATTTATGCGATTATGGACTTGGCAGGTAAATTATCTCTTACTTGGCAGAAAACAGGTGTTGCGGTATCGAATTTCACTGGCCAGATGAGAGTAAATGTGTTGACTGGAATACAGAACATGTTAAACAGTGCTATCGGCATGATAAATAACTTTATCAATGCGCTTAATAAAATACCGGGAGTGAGTATTCAGGCCATATCACAGGTAACGTTTGCCACTACTGCAAAGGCGCAATTCAATGCTGAGAAAACCGCAAGGGAACAGAGCTTGGCAGGAGCAGAGGCTCAGTCAAATGCAGATAAGCAGGCAAGGACTTGGGAACTTATGCGAATGAAAGGAGATTTGGACAGCAAGGTATCGGATTTAAAGGGCAAATATTCCCAGTTTAAAGCTGAGAAGATAGCTATGAGTAACGGAGACGGAATTGACTCTTTAGGATTTGATACAGGAGCATTTGACAAGGGAGCAGGGGCAGGAGTTGCAGACAATATAGGAAAGACTGCAGGTAATACTGCGGCTGCAGCGGGTGCACTTGCAGAAACAAAAGAAAATCTTGAATATCTGAGAGACATTGCAGAGCAGGAGGCTATTAACAGATTTACTACTGCTGAGATAAAAGTTGATTATTCAGGGATGACTAATCAGATAAGCTCTAATATGGATTTAGATAATGTTTTAGACGCTTTAACTGTTAAATTCGTTGAAGCTGTGCAGATGGGAGCAGAGGGGGTACATAGTTAATGTTTAGATTTTATTTAGCAAATATGCTACTGCCTATCACTCCGTCTAAGTTGAGTTTAAAAGTTAAGAATATGAATAAGACAGTAACTCTCATAAACGAGGGTGAAGTCAATATCATAAAGACAAGAGGGTTAAGGGAATTCAGTTTTGAATTCCTTTTGCCTTTTCAAAACTACTCTTTTGCAACGGTAAGTAAAGTAAAAAAGCAGAAAAGTTATCTTGATAAGCTGAATCAATTAAAGATAAATAAGAGACCTTTTCAATTCGTTGTTAAAAGGCCTCACGGCTTCAAGACGAATATAAAAGTCACCTTGGAAGATTTAAACATCACTGAAGACGCTCAGGAAGGTAGAGATATCAAGGTAAGTGTAACCCTAAAAGAATATAGGCATTACGGGACAAAGAAAGTAGTGTTTGTTCAACCGCCTGCATCCGCTACAGGAGAGACTAAGCAGGAAGAAAAGAAGGAAGAAGCAAAGATAACCGAAAACAGGGATGCTTCCACCGCTCAGAAGCCTAAAACACACATAGTAAAAAGAGGTGATACTCTTTGGGGGCTTGCAAAGAGATATTATGGCAACGGCTCTTTATATCCTAAAATTGTCAGCGCTAATCCTAAAATAAAGAACCCTAACTTGATTATAGACGGATGGGAGCTTGTAATACCATGATAGTAAATATAATGATCAGTAACGGTAAAGAAGCTTACCTGCCTGCTATAAAAGAGGGTATACAGCTTGATTTAGAGCGTAAAGGAAGTCCGGGGACTCTTAAATTTGCGTACTATGATGATGGTAATATAAAGACCGAAGAGGGTAATCAGGTAAAGCTTACAGTAGACGGAACTGATTTGTTTTTCGGATTTCTTTTCAGTAAAAAGATATCGAGTAAGGATAGCAATATTGTAGAGTGTACCGCCTATGACCAGTTGAGATATTTAAAGAATAAAGATACTTACGCATACAATAATTTGACTGCAGGCGAGGTTATAAAGCTTATCGCTGAAGATTTCAGGCTTAATATCGGAGAACTTGAGGATACAGGCTATAAGATACCACGCAGAGAAGAGCAGAACAAGACTCTCTTTGATATTGTACAGAATGCTATAGATGAGACTTTGCAGAACACAGGTAAACTATACGTATTCTATGACAATGTAGGTAAGCTTACGCTTAAGAATATTGATAGTATGAAACTTGACTTACTTGTAAATACCGATACCGCTCAGTCTTATGATTACAGCAGTTCAATAGATAACAAGACATACAATCAGGTAAAAGTTGTTTATAAGAACACTAAAGATAAGACAAATGATGTATTCTTAGTAAAAAGCAGTGAGAATATCAACAAGTGGGGAGTACTACAACTTAATGAGACGGTAGAGACAAAAGAATCCGGAACAAAAAAAGCCGAGGCACTTCTTAAGTATTACAACAAGGTTGCTAAAACTCTTACGATAAAAGACGCATTTGGAGACACGAGAGTAAGAGCAGGTTCGTCTTTGGTAGTTATGTTACAGATTGAAAATACTAAGGTATCAAGCTATATGGTAGCTGAAAAGGTAACTCACACATTTAAGAATGATGAACATCTAATGACTTTAAAGCTGAGAGGAGAGCTGTTTAATGTTTGATTTAGTTGAAGCGGTAAAGCAGGCTGCACTTGAAGCGGTGGAGTCAAAGGATCCTATGTCTTTCAGATTTGGGAAAGTGGTAAAGGCATCACCACTTGAGATATGGATAGATCAGAAGCTTACGATACCTGAGAGTGCTCTTATTATTACGGGAATGGTTAGTAAAATCACTTGTGAGGCTGAGGGAATTGGCAGAATTACGCTTGATAACAGTCTTAAAATAGGTGAGCAGGTAATCCTTATAAGGGTTGACGGTGGACAGAAGTACATAGTATTGGACAAGGTGAGGTGATGACATGCTTCCTTTAAACGATAAAGATATAATACAGATAAATGAGTCCACGGAGCCGAGCAATACCTTTTTTATAGACTTTGAAAAAGGCAAGATATCCGGATTTGTAGATGAAAGAGAAGCCGTAAAGCAAGCAATAATGCTTATCTTAAATACTGAAAGATACAAATTTCTGATTTATTCGTGGAATTATGGGGCAGAGCTAGAGGCTCTCATAGGTACTCATCCGGACATAGTAGAGGATGAGGCGGAAAGACTTATAAGTGAAGCACTACTGCAAGATGATAGAATTACAGCTGTTTATGATTTTGAATTCGGCAGAAACAGGGATACTCTTCTTGTGAATTTCAAAGTTGACAGTATTTACGGTGGCATAGACATAGAAACGGAGGTTAGATAGTGTTTGAAGAGAATACATATGAAAATATATTAAACAGAGTCCTATCAAGAGTTGGTAATAGTATCGACAAAAGAGAGGGCTCTGTTATTTATTCCGCCGTCGCTCCGGTATGTGCAGAATTGGCACAGGCCTACATTGCACTTGATAGTCTTATAGATTGCACTTTTGCTGATACTGCACCAAGGGAGTATCTGATAAGAAGGGCTTTGGAGAGGGGGCTTGTACCGAAACAGGCAACATATGCAAAGGCTATAGCTGTATTTAATATAGATGTGGAAGTGGGTAAAAGGTTTTCAAGTTCAAGATTTAACTGGGTTGTATCCGAAAAGATAAGTGCAGGAAGATTTTATATCACTTGCGAGACTGCAGGAAGAGCTCCAAATGCTGAGAGAGGAAGCCTTATACCCATAGAGTATATAGACGGCCTTGAGACAGCAAATATAGAGAGTATAGAGATATACGGAGAGGATGAAGAAGGTACTGAGGAATTCAGAAAAAGATACTATTCGTCCTTTGACACTCAAGCATTTGGTGGTAATAAGAAGGACTACTATCAGAAGATTACAGCTATTGAAGGTGTAGGCGGTTGTAAGATTTTAAGGGCTAAAGATGGCAATGCTCATAATTTGCCGGGCCATATCCTTGCAATTATAACTAACTCTGAATACGGGCAGGCGAGTTCAACCCTTGTTACAAATGTGCAAAAGCTGATAGATCCGAAAGGTGATCAGTTAGGCGACGGCCTTGCATCAATCGGTCACACTTGCCATATACAATCCGTAAAAACAAAGAGTATAAATATAGATACTAATA